TGGACGTTTGCCTTGAGGTTCTTGACCGTGGTGTTGTCAAGGGCCTGCACCGCCGCCTTCAGGTCCTGGAGGGCCTCCAGGGCGGGCTTGATGGCGTCGACAAACGGCTTGCTGTTGAGTTCTAGTTTTGGTCCGTCCACGCGCGTCCCCGCTATGTCTTGGGCCGCGTGGCCTCCCAGTGGTCATGGAAGGTGCGGTCCAGCTTCTGGATGATCCGTAGATACTTGGCCCTGTCGGACACGGAAGCAATCCCCAGCAGCTGGCACAGCGCGAGGATCTCCGACACCTGTATGGGGTCTGGCGAAGCCACCCCCATGGTGCGCGCGGACGCCAGGTGGTCGTACGCGTCCAGAAACTCGAGGTCCTGCTGCCTGAGCTTTGGCCGGTTCAACAAGGGTGGCGGGGCCACCCCTGTCTTCTTCCGGCGTTCCTCAAAGGCCTTGAGGGAGCGCCCCCACTTCAGGCGCCACAGCAGGTACTCCGTCAGCCGTTTCCCTGCTCGGCCTCGGCCTTGACGCGGAAGGCCTCGACGGACTCGGAGAGGGTAATGATCTTCTTGCGGAAGTCCTTCACGCCCAGCATCGTGCGGGCCATCTCAGGGCTGTAGTCCACGGGCTTGCCCTTGAACTGCAGACCGGACCAGCCCAACAGGATGGTCTTGGCCATGACGTCGATGGTCAGCTTCTGGGCCAGCGTGTTGGCGGCCTCATCGTTGCTGTCCAGAGCCATCTGGTTCTGGTCCAGCACCTTGCGCAGCTCGGCAAGGTACTTGTCGTTGCCCGCGCGGGCGACGCGCACCTTGGCGGTCGAGGAAAGGTCAAACTCGACGCCCTCGACTTCGGCTTTTTCGTCGGTGGCGTAGGTGGCAAAAATGTCCATGGTTTTTCTTCTTCTCAGGGGTTGAAGCTGACCCTCCTGGGTCAGCCTATCGTGGGGTGGTCTGCGCCACCCTCAGATTCAGGCGGCGATCGCGCGAACGATGCGGATGCCTCGGCCGGTCGTGCCGTTGTAGAAGGCGTTGAACGGAAGAGTCAGCATGGTGTCGTCACCGAGGCCGCCAGCGTTCAGGCCTGCGTCGCCAAACTTGACCTTCTCCATCTCGATCAGGTAGCCGTTACCGTACTGGTCGGCCATGCCCAGGGCAAGGCTCGTCTGCGTGCCCTTGAGCCACTTGTTGTAGTAGGTGGCGTTTTCGACGTAGATCTCCAGGCTGCCGCCGACCTCGCACTCGCCGAGGCCCACGCCGGCGTTGCCGAACACGCCCACGGCCTTCTGGCCCCGCAGATTGCGGCTCATGTTGAACTTGGCCGACTTGATGAAGCCCGCCGAGGCCGACAGGATGCTCGAGCCGTTTTCGTAGATCGCGCCGACGTCGGTCACAGCGTTCATCACGTCCAGCGTCTGGGAGGCCTGCAGCGAGCCGGGCATGCGAGTCGTACCCTGCATCGTGTGGTCCGAACCACCCAGGAATCCCATGGAGCCGGTGATGATGGAGCCCGTGTCCAGGGACAGCTCGAGGGTGCCGGGGCGCATGCCGGAGAAGGTCAGGAACTGACCGATGTCAGTCATCTGGTACTCCATCGAGAACGAACGCTGGGTCACACCGTTCTGAACGACAGAGGCAGAGATCGCGTAACCCGCGCCCAGGGCACCGAGGCCGGGGGCGGCAATCGGGGTGCTGGCGTCCAGGGTGACGACAGTGGTGGACGACGGGGTGCTGGCATGGGTCTTGAACCAGCGGTCGGCAAAGTAGTCTTTGACCGCCTGGGAGGCGCCGACAGGGGGAACCACCTTGAACCACTGGTTCAGGCCAAGGTTCGTGAAAGCGGATGTCGTGGTGGGCGCCACCGCAGCGGTGATCGTGCTGGCCGTCGTGGTCGCCGAGAAAGCCGTGCCCAGGCCCAGGGTCCCGTAGTGCGACCAGGTGCCCATCATCACGCCTTCGATGAACGGGTCGTACTCCTTGCCAGACAGCTCGAAGTTGAAACCGCCGTCGATGTTCAGGTCAGTGATGGTCTGGTCCGTGGACATGCCGTGCGAAGAAACCTCCGCCGACTTGACCGTCGAAGTCGCCGCCTTCATGGTCGGCGTGGTCATGCGCAGCTTGGTGGCATTGCCAACCGTCGGAACCACGTTGGTGGTGGTCTCGGCGATGTAGGCCAGCTGGCCGTAGGCGGAAGAGGCAAAAGGCATGGAGTGCTCCGGTTATTCCGTGTTTCCGGAGCACACTGGGAGACTCCCAGCGAAAAGGCAATCCCCCTAGTTCGTGTCTAGGGTGAATGGAATGAGCACACCGACCTTGTGCCAACCCTTGAGGGTGGTCGGGGTCATGCGCTGCGGGAACGCCAGAGAGCCGCCCCCCAGATACCGGGTGCGGAACCTCTCGATCAGGCTGTCGACCAGGGTGTCCGCGTCGCCTGTGCCATCGCCCTGCCGGGTGTACACCGAGAGGGCCACCGCACCGGTGTGCCGGCCCATCGGGCGATCCCCGGTCGTGGCCGGGCGCCCGCCGTAGAAACGGACCTCCATGTCGACCCAGGGGGAGCTGATCTCCTGCTCGCCCTTGACGGGACCGTTCTCGTAGACGATGTCGGTGGTCGGCGCGCTGGCAAGGGTCCAGGCCGCCAACTCCGCGGCAACCGCCGACTTGAATGTCTTGGTGTCTCCTGCCATGTCAGTCCCACGATGTGCCGACGCGCGGCAGCTGGAAGCCTCTGCGGCTGAATTGGGTGGCCACGATGATCATGCTCTCCTGCACGGTCTCGTAGGGCTTGTTGACCTCCCGCAGGTGCTGGGACCAGTACCCAGCGTTCTGGAAGGCGGCCATGTAGTTGAAGCCGTCTGGCCCCCCGCCGGGCTCCCCGACGCCCAGGTCGTCATCCCCGCTGGTGCCGTTGCAGATGAACACCTTGTCCCCGCTGCGGATCTGGTCCTTGATCGGGCGTGCCCGGTTCCGGGCGATCCGCATCCATCGCTCGTCACCCTTCTCGTGAACGGCCGAGGGGAAGAATGCGGACGAGGACATGTACTCGGGCTTGTCACCCAGGTTGTCGTCAAAGTCGAAGTTCGGGGACCCGATGCTCAGGTTCCAGTTGGCCACGGCCTTACCTGTGTACTGCGGCGTCTCCCGGAGGATCCGCTTGAAGACCTCCCAGACGTAGTCGCGGAAGGTCTGCACAGCCAGGCCCTTGTACTGGTTGGCCCAGAAGCCCAGCTCACCCTCGAACATCCGGCGGTTGGCCACCAGGCCCATCAGGACCTCCCGTGCACAGTGACGGCGCCGCCCAGGTCGTCCACAGAGAGCACGCGCCAGGTACGGCCGTAGGCCTGGACAGTGGACGAGGTGTCTACCACGGAGCCGGCCGGCAGGGCAAAGGTGTCATCACCTTCCTGGTACCGCTCCTCCATCTGCCCTTCGTACTCGAACAGGTTCTGCCAGCGGATGCGAGCGGCCCGGGTGTTGACGGAGGCGCCCAGGGTGTGCCGGCCCTGAACCGGGTCGAAGACCCGGGTTCTCAGCACGGCGTCCACCGGGCTGTGATCCAGCTTCAGGCTGTAGGCCGTCTTCAGGCCAGACGGCAGCACCTGCACGGAGAGGGCGAGGAAGGCCTGGTCGGCCACCCACAGCACCTCGTGCTTGGCCACGGCCACCGAGGGGGCCATGTACAGGTTGTAGAACGCGATCACGTCGGAGGACGACTCCGACTCCTTGCCCGTCTTGACCGGCTCGGCGGCGACGTAGGCCTGTGCCCGGGTCGTGCCCGCAAGGTACTGGGTCAAGGTCGAGAAGCCGAACTGCCCATCCGCGGGCTGCAGAACGTACTTGTCCCGGTGGAGTTCGGCAAGTCCGTCCCGCTCCCTTCTACCGGCCAGCCACACCGTGTCGAAGATGCGCAGTGCCCCGTGGGTTGGGATGGTCGTACCCGGCGCCACTGACAGCACGCGCCGGTAGGCCGCTCCGGCATCCCGCTTGGACTCGTCGTACGGGTCCACCTGACCCATGCACACCACGGACCCCTTGTAGGCGTCCAGAACTGGTGTGCGGTCGAAGTAGGCCGAGGCCTGCGACAGCTTGAGCATGGTCAACCCGTCACCGGGTCGTACGACCTGGCGGATGCAACCAGCCCGATGGTCACGGTGCTGGAGGTCGAGGAGGCCCCGTTGAACGCGTCGAAGGCGGTCTTCAGGTCGGCCTTGTAGGCCGCAAGGTATTCGTCGATGGCTGCAAGGGTCGCCTTGAATGGCTCACCCGCGAAGCGGCTCGTCGAGGCCTTGCCGTCGCTCACGTCCTTGGGTGCGAACGTGGGCAGCGACACCCCAACCTGTTTGGCTACGGTGTAGACACTGAACAGCCGCATGGCTTCGTACAGAGTCTGCTCCGAAAGTGTCCGGCTCGCCGGCGCCTTAGCGGCAACAGAGGAAAAAGCCGCATTCAAAGCCGTGGAGAGGCGCGAGACCTCTCGCAACAGACCCATCTCGTAGACCGGGAGAGCCAGCACCCTGTCCGTCAGCTCGAGGTCGTTCACGCCCAGGGCGCTTCGGACCTCGTCGTAGGAGCAGTAGGTCGTCAATGACATGCGGAACCCCTGGAAGGATTAATCGAGCTCGCCCACCAGCACCTTGCCAGCGTCGATCTGGGCTTTGAGCCAGAAGTCGACCTCCATCTTGGTGGGGGTGGTGGTGATCTCTTTGTTGGTCAGCATGTGCACCATGCGGCCGGACGCCACGCGCACGTAGGCTTTGGCGGGGGCCTTCTCGGCCGCCTTTTCGGCGACTTCGGGTGTCTTGTTGAGGGTCAGGGTCTTGTCGGACATGGGGTTCTCCAGGGTTGCATGGAAACAGGGGCGAGCTGCTTCCGCGTCTCGCCCCTGTTCAGGTACGCCTATCAGGCGTAGGTCAGGACGTCGAAGGCTTCGTCGAACAGGCGGTACAGGATCTCGCCGCGGTCGACGCGCATCGCCGTGCTGCGCTTCAGGGCAAACGCTTCGATGGCGCTGTACTGGGCGGTCAGGCTGTTGATGCGGTGGATGGCGTAGCGCTTGTCGAAGCCCATGATGGTCTTGGCAGGCCAGTTCGGGTCATCGGTCAGGAAGATGCGGACATTGGTCGGCCACTTCGGGTTGATCACGCTGAACAGCGTGTCCATGCGCTCGCTGGTCGGGTTGTCGGTCTGCACCGTCGGCTTGCCGGCGCGGCGCTCGATCGCCAGGGCACCGTTCAGGTCGGTCACGACGTGGGTGATCGTGCGCTTGTTGGTGTCGGCAGACAGCCACTTCAGCCAGGCTTCCTGGGTCAGGCCCGAGGTGGCCGCGGGATCCAGGGCCAGGGCGGTCTTGACCTTGCCGGCGATGGCCGACAGTGCCAGCATGCCCAGGTCGGTGTCACCCTGCAGCAGCGACAGGATGTAGCCGTTGGCGCGCTCGTTGGCTTCCACTTCGGACTGACGGCCGACAGCAAGGCCGACCAGGTCGATCGTGGTGCTGCGCATGGCCTGCTCGGAGATCTCCAGGCCGATGCCCCAGTTCGGGATGCGCATCGACTTGTCCGAGGCGGTGATGGTCATCATCACGTTCGGCAGTGCCAGCTGCGACACCGGCGCGCTGCGGGCGGCTTCCGGGCGGGCGAAGTTCAGGACCGGACGTTCCCAGCGGTCGCCGTTGATGGACTCGTCCACGGCCAGCATCTGGTTCAGGGCGTTCGGGTTCTCGCTGCGGTTGACCTGCAGCTTGTCCTCGATCACGTCCAGCACGATGGCAGGGAACAGCAGGCGGGAGGCCGGCACACCGTCACGGGTGATGGTGCCGGCGGCGCCCTTCTCGGGATTCAGGATCTCGCCCACGGTCGAGGCGCGGAGGCCCGCGTCACGGTCGCTGCGCACGAAGATGCCCATCTGCTCGAGCAGCTGCTCGTAGGCAGAGCCGTCGCGTTCGGCGTTGGTGGGGTGCACATGCTCCAGGTGCTGGCGCAGGGTGCGGCCTTCGGCGGCAGCATCCTGGTAGGTCTGCAGGCTCAGGTCGGCCTGGACTTTGTCGCCGTTGGCCTGCACGATGATCAGTTGGTCGCTCACTTTTTGTTTTCCTTCTCGAGCAGGTTGAAATCAGGCGACGCGTTCGATGAGACCGGTCTGGCCCACCGCACCGGTGCCGTCCATGGCCACGACGCGCCATTTGAAGACCAGACCGCTGGCGGCAGCCGTGGCCTTGCACACCTTCGGGCGGGGGAACACACCACCCAGTTCGGTGCCGCGGGCCGTCACCGTGCCAGCCACCACGTAGTCGCCAATGGCGATCACACCGGTGCCGGGGGTTGCCTGCAGACCGTCGAAGGTGACCATCTGGCGATCGCCGATGTCGTTCTTGTACGAGCCCAGCGTGTAGCCGTCCTGGGGTGCGATGTCGTCGGCCACAGCCAGCACAGCTTCGATCTCGTTGCCGACGGCGCACAGGCCGTACTGACTATCGCCCACCAGCTTCAGGAACTTGCCGTTGTCGGCCTTGCCCAGCAGGTTGGTGGCGCCGGGGCCATCCGCCATGCGGGCGGTGCGGTTGATTTTGTACGGGTCGAGAGTGACCCCCATCTTGAACTTGGGCATGGTGCCTCCTTACTTGCGTTGGCGGGTTGCTTGGATACGGGCGCGGCGGAGGGTTTCGTTGACCGCCGTGCTCGGTTGTTCGGCAGCAGCGGCAGACCGAACAGCCACGCCACCCGCCTTGAACTTGGTCTTGAACTGCGCGTCCAGGTTGGTGTGCTCCGCCACGATCTGCTCGTGGGTCAGAGCTTCCAGACCGTCTCGCGAGCCGCCCAGCGCAATGCGCAGGTTGCCGACAGCGGCCAGGGCCACCGTACGCAGGCCAGCAAGGCTGGCTTCAAATTTCTCGGCCGAGGCCTTGGCCTGGGCCAGCTCGACAGCATTGGCCATCAGGGCCTTGTTGGCGTCGGCCAGCTGGGCCTTGAGCAGGTCCAGTTGGGCCGAAGTGGCGGCATCAGCGGCCGGGGCCGGGGTGTCCACAGCGGCGTCGGCGGCCGGATCGGCAGGTGCTTCGGCGGCCGGCGCGTCGGCGGCCGGCGCGTCGGCGGCCGGCGCAGGATTGTCGAGATCTTGAGCGGCAGCGCCCGCGGCCAGGGCGGCGATGTCCGATTCGGTGAGGGCAGCTTTCACGTGGGGTCCTTTTCTGAGGTTCGACCCATACTTGGACCCCGTATTGGCGGCGTCAATCCCCCCCATGACTTTGGACATGAACGCGTCGAAGTTGGTGGTCTCTTCGGCAAGGCCCAGGTCGACTGCCTCCTGGCCCATGAACACCTTGCCCTGCCCCATCTTGTTGTGCACGACCGACTGGGCAACGCCCAGGTTGTCAGCCACCAGCTCCTCGAAGATCTCGGCGGTAGCGTCCACGGACTCTTTCAGGACCTCCGCGGCAAGGTCGCTCAGCTTCTCGTACGGGTTGCCCAGCGCCTTGTATTTGCCGGAGCGGATCACCGTCGGGGTGATGCCCTCGTCCTCCAGCATCTTGGTCATCTCCTTGTGCACCACGAGCACGCCGATGGAGCCCACCTCAGCAGTGCGGGACATGGCCCGGCCGCGGGCGCTGGAGAACAGCGCGTAGCCGGCGGATGCCGCCATGCTGTCGGTGTAGGAGTAGACCGGCTTGACGTCCTTGTCCACCCGCTTGACCAGCTCGGCCGTGTCCACCATGCCCGAGACTGCGCCACCGCCGGACTTGATGTCCAGCACGATGGCCTTGATGTCCGAGTCCTTGGCGGCGTGCACCAGCGCCTGGCGGATCTCCGGGTAGCCCACCGCGCCGATGTAGCGGTTCATCCACGAATCGGTGTTGTTCAGGCTGCCCGCGATGGTGATCACGCCGACGCTGCCGTGCTTGCTGAGCAGGCGTGGCATGTCGCGCGGGCTGTTGTCCGAGAGGTAGTCCGCGTGCTTCTCCGCGCCCAGCTGGGCAAGGAACGTGCGCACGCCGAGCATGTACTGCGCGAAGGACTCGTCCGTGCCCGCCCACTGCTTGATGTCCAAAATTTCCATGGTCAGTTCCCCTTCTTGGCCGGACCCTTTGGCTGGGTCGGCGTCTGCGTTTTGGAATCCCGCGGCCCGCCGGGCGTGGCCGAGGTGTTGCTGTGTGGGTTGGTCTCGTCAGGCGAGGCGGTCGTGCCCGCCTGGCTGCGGAACATGGTCCCGCTGAGCTTGGGTGCGCCGGCCGGCGGCAGGCGCCCGGTCAGCTTCAGCGCCGCCTCTTCGTCGGTGACCAGGCCCAGCGACAGCTGGTCCAGCACCCGGCTCTGGTACATGCTGCGGAAGGCCTCGAGCTCGCTCTCCGGGCGCAGGTCGATGCGCTCGAACGAGAACTCGACGTAGACGTCGTTGCCCAGCAGGCGCATGGCCAGCGTGAGCATGCGAGAGAGCATCGAGTTGATCTTGTTCTGCACGCCCTCGCAGTAGCGCAGGAACAGCAGCGTCTCGGTCGAAGCGATGTTCTGAGACCCGGTTCCATGGCCCAGCACAGCCGGCGGCGCCTTGGCGCCCGTGGCCGTCTTGGCGTTGACCATGTTCTGCAACGTCTCCCACTCGCGATTGAGTGTGACGTTGCCGTTGTTGAGGTAGTCGAACTCCGTGGTGTTCATGTGCACCAGGGCGTCGTCCGGCTCGAGACCGTTGACCGTGTCCGCGATGGACGAGATGTAGTTGTTGACGTACGCGACCTGCTGCTCCGGGTCGTTCAGGACCTCCAGCGGCATGTTCTTGCGCAGGATCTCCAAGTCGATCGAGACGTTCAGGCGCGGGTGCAGCGCCCGCTTGATGACCCGGCGCACGTCGTTGGTGAACTCGGTGTCGGCAAGCACCGCATGCAGCGCGGCCTCCACCGGCGAGTCCGAGTAGGCCGTCAGCAGGTCCTGGTCCAGCGCCTCGTAGAAGAACGCCGGCGTGTCCAGGTCGATCTCCTCGCCGTTGATCTTCTGGATGGGGTAGACGTAGCCGCTGCCGTCGTCCATGAACTCGATCTGCGTGGTCGAGATCGGGACCGCCCGGCTGGGCATGCGGGCCTTGTCCAGCACCAGCTCGCCCGCGCAGCTCCCGTAGTTGCGCAGCTCCTTGCACCAGGCCTCCGCCAGCGCGTGCACCGAGGACATGCCGTTGAAGCCGTCCGTGTAGTCGGTCAGGTAGTTCAGGCGCGAGAGGAACTGCTGCGTGAGCGTGGTCGCCTCGGGGTTCAACGTCCCGTCGAGGTTGCGCGCCAGCGCGGTGAAGTTGCGCGTGACCACCAGGCGCTGGTAGGCCCACTGGCTGCCCGAGAGGTCCGGGCTGACGGCCGACAGATCGCGGATCGTGGCCTTGGTACTGATGCCGTTTCGCAGCGACAGCAGGTCAAGGTTTGCGGTGCGGCGGTCCGTCTCCGAGAGCTTCTGGTCGCCCTTGGTGGTCTTGGTGCGCTTGCTGGTCGACGGGATCGTCTGCTGCCGGTTGGGCACCTTCGGGTCGACGATGTCCGGCAGCTTGCCCGCGGCGGATCGCTCCACGGCATAGCCGCCGCCCTCGTCTGACAAGGCGGCACCGAACCCAAAAAACGACTTGAGCTTCTCCAGCATTCGGCCCACATTGGGGCCACCGGAGTCCAAAAAGCAATCCCTACCGCTTGGCCGGGCCCGTGACCTTGAACTTGCTCACGCCGAGGATCCCGGCGTTGAGCACGCCGGCCGCGACGCCGCGCATCTGGGCCGCCACCCACAGGTAGCCCAGGGCGTGGTGGTAGTGGTCCTTGCCCTTGTTCGATTTTTGCCACATGGTGGTGAACTCGCCGTTTCGCAGTGCCGCCTGGGCCCGCTTCATGTCGGTGAGGTGGGCCTTGATCGTCTCCCACTCACCGGTCTTGGCGATCCGGATGCCTGGCTCCGCGGACTCATCGGCCGGGCGGATCTCCGCCATCAGGCGGTCGAACAGCGCGTTGCGGTTGATGGCCACCTGGCGCAGCCCCGCAAGGGCCACGTCGTTGTCCTCCTCGCGCTTGCGCACGTCGTAGACCTCCATGCCGCCCTTGGCCACGTACAGACCACCGTACAGGTTCACGTCCTGCTCGCTCAGGGACATGATCAGGTCCGTGTACGGCATGATGTCCGAGACCTTGATCGTGATCCGGTACTTGTTGGCCAGCGCCGTGTACCGGTTGCGGAAGTCGCGCAGCGGCACCCGCTCGGCGTGCACCACCACGAGCGTGCCGTCGTTGGCCACCCCGCCCACCATGAAGTGGCAGGTCAGACCCAGGTCGATGCCCATGACGTGGGTGCTGAAGGGCGTCTGACCCAGCTGAATCCCGACGCGCTCGACGTCCTCCTCGGTCAGCCCGCTCTCGGCATCCGCCGCCGGGCGCCCCAGGCTGAACTGCTTGAACTTGGCCTTGTTGGCGTACTTGGTGGACGCAACGATCAGGTCGGAGATCGTGACCACGTTCGGCGCGTCGAAGGGCTGCACCTGGTAGCCGCGTGCAATGTGGTTCTCGGAGGGGTTCTCGCACACCCACTCGCGATGCTCAGGCTGCAGGCTGGTCGGCCGGATGCACTTGGGGCACAGGAACTGGGCCTCCTGGTACCGGATCAGGTGCAGGTTCTCCTTGCTGATCTCGTCCAGGTGCTTGTCCCAGCCCGGCACCCGCACGTGCTCGTAGTAGTCCGGCACGAACACGTGGCTGCAGTGCTCGCACCGGCACATGTTCCACATCCGACGACTGGCCGTGAACGCCTCGTCGATCGGGTCCCCAGGGAACGTCGGTGTGGACAAGGAGATGCGCCACTTGTACGCCGAGTGGATCAAGCGGCTGGTGTAGTCGCCGATCACGTCCTGATCCGAGAAGCTCAGCTCGTCGTGGATCAGCATGTCAAGGGTGGTCGAGATGGCCGCGTTGCCCGTGGCCGCCCCCTTGAAGTAGATCTCCTTGCCCGTGCCGAAGGTCTTGATCTCGGCTTTGTCCACGTCGTCGCTGGAGATGGCCGCGCGCAGCGCCGGCGAAGTCGTGACGATCGGGTTGAAGCGGGTCTTGGCGTAGTCGACGGCGAACGTGGCCGTGGGGAACGTGTACCCGATGCGGAACGACCCGGGCATGATCATCACCAGGCCCGCCGCCGCGCGCAGCGACATCTCCGAGATGCCGGTCTGCGCCGACTTGCGGATCACCAGCTCCTGCGCGTCGTCCTGGAGGATCTTGAGCTGGTACTCGTGGTTCAGGAAGCTGAAGCGCTTACCCCCGATGTACGTGTTGCGCTCGATCCACTTGGCCAGGTCCTTGCGACCGAGCTTGTCGGTCGTGGCCGTGCGCACCCGCGCCAGGTGCTGCTCGTAGAACTCAGTCGTCAAGCTGCACCCCGGCCACCGCCGCCTCGTACAGGTCGTAGGCGTGTTTGCGGTCCTCGCCCTCGGGCAGCCCGTTGAGGAAGTTGATCACCGCGCGCTCGACGCGCTTGAACCGCTCGGTGGTGTAGACCTCGCCCTGCATCTTCACGAGGTTCACCAGCGCCGCGCTCAGGCTGTTGGCCACCTGCGCCTGCTGGTTGGCGGGCACCTCGGCGGCGCCCATGGTCATGCGCTGCAGCTCCTGCAGCGCCGCCACCTGCAGCACCAGCTCCTGCGACAGGTCCATGTCCTTGAGGTGGACGGCCGGGAGCAAGCTGTGCACGCGGTTGCGCAGGGCCAGCAGACCCATCATCGACAGTCCACTCAGGTCGACGCCCTCCGCGCTGTTGAGGAGGGAGTCCGTGTTGTCGAGGCTGGCGTTGTCGGGGCGGCCGGCTGTGGCGCCCGGGAGGTCGAATGCGCTCACAGGGTGTCGGCCGCTTGACACGGCTCT